AAATAATACTGTTGCCATTTACTTCTTTTTAACTAAAATTGATGCCCATTGATGTCTGCAATATGGTAAGTGAATGTCGGTACCGGGTTTAGTGTACCATCCGCCACGTTTAGTCCATACGTTACGCCCTACACGTTGAGAGATTTTGCTGATTTCATCACGTGTATAGAGTTTATTCAAGTTCAACAAAGCCTTACAGAACGCTCTATTTTTGCTATCGTTTGGACCTTGATACTTATACCTAACTTCGTACTTTTTTAGCTCGTCTGCTATCTTTCCAATCGCACTTTGAGTCGGCAGGATATTAATTACGTTCCAAGCACCCTCTGTTAAGGTCAAAACTTTTTTAACTTTTAAAGATGAAATTAACTCGTCTAATTTACCCTCGCTGATTTCTAAGTTTACTGCTAAATCTTTCTTTGAAATTAAAGGGTCTTTCTTTACTTGACTTAAAAGTTTTTTTTCTTCTTCAGTTAGTGACTCAATTGCAAAAGCTAATTCGTGTAGTTCCTGCTCGTTAAATTCTAAATGAGATTCAAAGGTATAGTGGTCTTCAAATACTTCTAATCTTCTACTTTCAAACTCTAAATAGTCTTCAGCGTTTACTCCGTATTCTGCGAAAACTTCAATTTCTGAATCTTCTGAAAAAGCTTGCGGTGTTATTGGTGTTGGTTCTTCAAGTTTTGGTAAACCTGCCATCTCTCTTAACTCGTCCTTAGTAGCAATCTGAATTAAAGTCTGTTCTGTAAATTCAGGGCTGAAAGGTTCTAAAGGTTGTACTTCGTAAGGCTGGTTAATCCCGTTTAAACCTATAATGTAGTTGAATAATTCTTCAAAATGCTGCTGATCAGGTTTGATTTCGTTTTGTTCAAATAACTTGAACGCATCTACCATTTCATTACGTCCGCCTAATTGACCTTCAACACGAATCCCCATAAAAATAGGAGAGGTAACACGATGCGCTACGAATATTTCTTGTTGTATAGTGTCGTTTAGGATGTCAAACTGCTTGTCTAATTCGCTTGGCTGTAAAGAAATTACATTAGGAGCTTTATCACTTCCATCAGAAAAGTTAATAATCCACCTTCCTGCGTTATCGGTGCTGCCATGTTTGTTGTTTATCCTGCGAACTAAAGCACGTTGTTCCTCGTCAGTTGGGATTCCATTATTAAAGTTTAAAATTCCACCAAAGAAAAAGTTATTTTGAAGGTTAGCTCTGTGAAAATTTGCTACCTCTACATCACTTTCAATATATGGAATAGCTCCAATATAATCAGGCAATGGATAAGTATTTAAATTCGGACGATATTCTCTATAGTAAAGAATCTGTACACCTTCTCTCTTTTCAGGATTGAAAGCGTCAAACTCAGTTACTTTCGGTCTGTAATCTGCCCAATCATCAGCATAGTAAAACGAAGTGTTATCTACATTTGAGCGGATTTTAGCAAAGTCCATGTGGTAAACTTGAGCAACCTTACCGCTTAACTTACTCCATACAATTTGAAGTGCATAGCCTCCGTATAATCTCTTATCTAAAACAGTCTTATTGAATATGTCACTTAAAGTTTCAAATGTATTTGGACGTACTAAAAAGGCCTGAGCTTTTATTGCTTGATCCGTTACTAAACCTTCTTTGATTTTCAATCCACGTCCGTAAGTGTATTTCTGTTTAGCCGTTAAAATAGCGTTGTGTTTAGCTGACCTATTAAATAGATTAACTAAGTATTGAGGGTAGTTGTTATCCTCGCCATAGTTTACATAGTCCTTATTCTTGTCCTTGTCAAAAACTGGGACTGTATAAGTGCTGACTGGTTCGTTATAAAAAACAAATTTGCTTTTACTGTCTGTCATAAGTTATAATTTCAATATCAGGATTATAAGTAGTTACTGTAAGTTCATTGAATCCGTACAAAATCTTGCCACGTTCTAAAAGTAGTTCATTTGTGTTTGGTTCTGATTGATTCTCAAAACGTGTATAGATATAGTATTCGTAGTTTCCAGTATCTTTTAAATATACTTTCCCAAGTTCTAAGTCTTCATCTCCTGAATTTACAACTAATTCAACGTTAAAGTTATCTATTCTCGGATAGTAAATATTTAAGTTCGTTACATAAACCCATTTAGTTTGCTTAGTTACTTGCGAATAAATACCGAAATAGCCTTCTATAAACTTAGTCACATTCCCAGCATTCGGGATTGTAATGTTTTCGCTGGCAGTTGCAAATACTTCGTTAAGTCCTAATTCAAGATGAATCATATATCTATATATTAAAATCGCAAAAAGTTATAAAATAGAAAAGGCAGCCATTTCTGACTGCCCAATCTAACTATGAAAAAACCCTACTTGAAGCTACAAAATATTATCCTTCAATATTAAAACAACCCTGAGCAACTACTTGCGCTGGCTGTGCTTCCATACCAGTCAAAGTTAATTGAACTCCGTTGAAATCACCCATTGCAGCTCCACTTGTATGTGAACCTGCACTAACTTCTAAGCCATTCACTTCTCCAAGTAACCAAAAAGTTCCATCTTTCTTCTCAATGATAGTTAATAATCTTGCTTGAGCTAAAGTGTACCATTTATTTCTCTGAGCTTGGCTCATTTTAGCAAAGTTTGCCACTACTGTTTGAGTGTAGAAAACTGTTCCGTTTGCTGGTGTTGAAGTAATTTCTTCTGTGAATGAGTCAGCCGCTTGCGGCATTAACTCATACTTGTAGAAACTAATACTTGCAATCTCAGAAATCCCACCACTTACTGAACTTGTGATAATTGCATTTATTGGGGTATTATCTGCAAAATAAATATTTTTTAAACCTCCTACTGCATCTTTGCAATCTAAGGTATATCCTGCTGTTACTGCACACGCCATTTTTTTATTCTCCTTATATTTTTATAAAAAGAGGGTAAGGCTTGAACTCTCAAACCCCACCCCCTCTTAAGTTATTAATTAAGCACCTACGAAATAAACAATCTCAGCAGGGAATGCGATTTGAACACCAGCTTTGAACTCAACTACATAGCGAACTTCCATTGCTTCTTGAGCCCAGAACAATTCAAACTTAGACTCTTCGCCTAATACGTCACAACCAAAGAACATGTTACTTGTTCTTAAAGCATAGATTCTGCCAGTACCGTTCAATCCGTTTACACCTACTACCTTAATGTTAGTACCCGGCATAGTGATTTCAAAGTTTGCGCTTGAACCATCTGTGTTATAGTGGAACAAATTAGCATTAGTTAAAGCTAATTGGTAAGTTCTGAAAGTGTCAATACCGCAGAAAATAACTGTATCAGCTTTGTCAACTAAAGCAGCAGGAATAGCTCTGAAAACACCTTGCAAAATGTTAATCACGTTTGAAGTTGTAATGCCACCAGTTGCTGAGTAAGGCGCACCAGTCATGTAAGCTGAACTGTTAGCAGCAATAGCACTTCCTGAAACTGAAGTTACCAATTTAATCATACCATCAAATTGAGCTAAGCTATTGTCACCTGAAGTGGTGTCACCTTGCCAGAAAGCTCTTTCTAAGTTTTGTGCAATTAAACCAGCTTTTAAATCTGTGTACTGTTGTTCAAATGGAATAGTTTTAGGATTAGAACCGTTTGGTAAAGCTAATTGCAACCAAGTTGTTTCTAATGTTTTTGGACATAATGATTCGTGAACTCTGATTGGAGAAACAGACATAGTTCTCTTTGTGAAAGTTGTAGTGCCTGAAGCTAAGAAACCGCAAGAAGTACCTGATTGGAATACAGCGTCAGTATCCAACAAGTTAACTTGCATAGAAGATTTTACATTTGGCATTTTAGTTGCCAAAGAAATTGATTTTGCAGAGAATAAAGACTTAGTCAATAATTCTCTTTCGTTGGCTTTTACATAGCCAGTGATAGTACCTACCGAGAATGCCATTTTTTATTTATTTAATATGTTTAAAATTTCGTCTAATTTGTTGTATTGGTTGTCTTTTTCAGCTTTGAAATTAACATTGATAGCTTTGGTTTCAATAACCTCTGAAGGCGCATCTGCTAACTTTTCTACGATTTCAACTAACTTAGAAAAAGCCTCTTTTTGTGAGTTCATTTTCTCTTCAGTAGTTCCCATCTTTTCAGCAATCTTAGCTTCTAATGCTGCAACCATTTCTTCCATTTTAGCAACCTTAGCTTCCATAGCCGAAAGCATTTCTTCAACTTTAGTTTCTGCTGCCTCAATCTCTATTTCAATTGGTGCTTCAGGAGTTTCAGCTGGTGCTTCAGGTAAAACTAATGCAGTTACTTTTCCGTTTTCAACTGTGATTTTTCTACCATCTTGTAACTCGTGTTCGCCATCTGGTGCAGGAACTTCTCCTGATTCACTAACTACTACTACACTTGTTCCCTCAGCTAATGGACCTTCCCACTTAATGATGGTAATTCCATCTGCTAACTTTGCCTCTTCAAAAGACATTGTATCTTCTGAGAAGATTTCTTTTAACTTTGTCAAAAGTTCTTTTACGTCGCTCATATTATTTGTATATATATTTTGTTTGTTCAATTTTAATTTATCAACAAGGGCAATAGCTTGTTCTACATTACTAACTAATTCAACTTTTCTATCTGTGAATAATCCCTCAACTGAAAAGCCTTTGAACTTTCCTGACTTGATATAGTCATTCCATATCTCCTCGTTATCTACCTTGCATGAAATAAACCAACTGCCATCGGGTAAATCTTCAAAGCCTTCTGGTGCTTTAATACCTCGCATTGAATCAATAATAAAAGACTCAATCAAGTAAACCCCATCAGCTAACATGTTCTTTTTGTGCTGAAGATTAAAGTTACTGTTGTATTGGTTTTTGAAATAACGCTCAACTATTTTTTGGATAGTACTCTTAGTAAAAACTACGTTATATTCTTCGCCATCTTTGCCCCTTCTATAAATTGGCTGGTCTGGAATCATTGCTGGTCCTGAGATTATTTGTTTGTCCGTAGTCTTAAAACTAAATCCTTTCTTTTCCCACTTTGAATAACAAACCGCAGCGGCTTGCTCTTGACTCATGCCTCCATTAACTTCAATTCCAATACATCTACTAACAAATTCGTTTTCTGATTCTCCTGCTTTTGGCTCTACTACAAAATCAATTTGTTGAAGTTTTCTACTTGCCCATTCTATTCCTTCATCACCTCCCCAAGCTAACCACATTAACGCTCCACAATCTTCTTTCGGGTCGCCCTTTGAATTTTCTCTGTGACGTTCAAAACCTGACATTCTCGCTATGGTTTCTCTGCTGATGTTTTCTGCGTTCGCTAATTGATTGGCTCTTGTCCATCCAACTGGAGTTCCGCAGTTTAA